TTTTTTTTTTTTTTACTATTACTACTTATCTACTACTATCTTCAGGCGTAATACATAACATCGCTTTCTTTATCTGCCCATTGTTGCCATGTCATAGTGCCATGGGGAGGCCTATGCGAATCGCGATCAAAATGGTTTCTACGCAGTAAGGTTTTTCTAGACGGAAATACTCCCTTTATTTGACGTATACCAACTTTATAATAATATTTCCGATCCTCATCTACCCATTCCTGCAAACGATCCTGCAACTCTCCCTCATTTTTAAACAACAACAATGATTTATTATACGTAAGCTTATACATATAGAGCAGCGTGTCATATGTTATAGGTTCCACTCCCAATGAATCATACGCCAACCCTATTAAGCGAGCCAAATTCTTACAAAATAAATCTTTATTATCTTTAGGTATCGCCATACGCCATTTATACTGCACAAATGGCCTCCAAGGTACTATCTTAGCTACTTCTGGGTCTGTCAGGTGAATGTTAAAATTTTCAGCTAGTATCCAAGACCTTTTTAGATAACTCGGTCCCTGATACACCACTTCCATTACTTGACTATTTTGAACTCGCAAATACGTAACTAAAGAATAGTATTTGTTACGAGTTTTAAAGACCATATGATAGACTTGAGACACATACTCACAGAACCGATCTATACCTATTAACGCATCCAAATTTCGAGGATACGCATACACGAAATCATCTCCTGTTATAAGCATGACTAACCTCCTAGCCGCCAATGCTGCCCATATTGATTTTCTATCTTTCGCATTTGATACTCTCATCTTATAAAAAACAAATGTCAAAAACATCATCACTCCTACAATCCATGAATCTCCGTGAGATGTCTCTAAACTCCCTGAGGGCATCACTCCTAATAGAAAAACAAAATCTTTCAACCAACGCACACACTTTCCCGCCAATTGCTCTGCACACCCTTCAAGTAGATATTGATACATACGATACATATGCGTGTCTTCTTTTATTATCCATAATGAACCCATCATCATATACAACATCAACATCATAGAGTTGATACTCAAATCTAATGACTCCACATCCCCATCTGAAATCATCATGGTACCATCCTTTGACTTCAGATAAGTTTTGTTAATCGTCTGAGCATCATTATACCCTAGCTCTATCTCATCGTATGAGTCCATTTCATCTCCGAAAAGCTGCAAATATTTTAAGTAAGCTCCTCCATCTGTCCACTTGGCCCCTATATCTATATGAACAGTGCTATTCCGAGCATGCTTGGCACTTACTGTCCCATCCAACCTTAATTCATAACTATCTGGGGCGTACGTACGCTCTTGATGCCTAGTTTTAAACAATACATGCAATCCAGAATCCCCACTCATGAAAAACAACCTCACTTTCTTATAGATCTTCTCAACCATATCATCACTAATATCTCCCAGATCTATTCCTGATAGTCTTTGCTGTTTTACTGATAATGATATAATATGCCGTATCAAATCTTTTTCAAGTGGTACTTCATGTCGTGTGGCCTCAAAAATCTTAATTAATTGCACAATTACCTCTCCCAAAATTATATGTTGTGCTTGCTTTTTACTAGGTGAGGAAGTGAATTTTACTGTCATACCCTTTAGGTCCACATCTTCAAACTTACGATATCGTCTCAATGAAGATTTGCTTTTTGTAAACTTCCAATATTTCAAGTCCCCTACTTCCAAAGTAAATCGAATTGGTTGCAGATCCACACAATAAGCATAATAAAATTTTAGCGCACAATGAGTATCATTGAAATCATATGCTGCATCAACTCCTGTATGCATCTTAAACATTTTCAATAATCGAGCCTCCAACCCAATAGCGGGATTATACTGTGCATCGGTCACATAAGGATAATTATATGTCCCTCCAAACGCCAGATTATAAATGGACAACTTCCTCATACACAAAACTCTCAGCGAAGGAACACTCGTCTCTATTCTGTGTACATTTTCTACCCAATGATCATTGGGGCATAATTCTTCTATTTTTGCAGGAACTACCAAATTTGGAAACCTCCAATTCATCTGGTACGCATCGACCAGTTTCACCAGCTCCACATGAATAGGATCCAACCTGGTCTTTTCTGTAGCAGGAGGGAACCACTCTGAAGGCCATCCTTTAATCCGCATGGGGAACACATTTGCAGCATGTACTATTCCTTCACTCAACTTTGGATAGGCTATCATTGCAGTCCCTCTCGTAACCAACACTGGATTACCTTCTATACGCTCTATCGTATGTGTCCTAGCAAATTCCAACAAGAACCGCCTCTGTGCTGCATCATATGTTTCTCCCTTATGTCTAAAGATGTAATGCTTACCACCTTTTATAGCTTTAAAATCATAATAAAGCACAGCATCCCCATCATCTGTCACACTCTTCTGAATATTCTCGTGTTTAGCGATATATCGAACCATACTATCTTTGTCTTTCGCCCACATTTTCAAAGACGTTTTATTTAGTAGCAAATCCGTGGAAGGTGTCCAAAGCGGG